ATCTTATCTATTTGTCACGCGGTCCCGTTGCATCAATCACATCGGTCAAATATGTGGATGAAATAGGTTCCGAAGTGACAATCACGTCCGACCAATATATCATTGACACCATAAGCGAACCCGCACGAATTCAATCGACGGCGGGATGGTTTGCGGCGGCGGGTGTCGTTAATCAAGTCATTGTTCGTTATGTTGTTGGGACGGATGTGTCATCCATTCCCAAACCATTGATTCAAGGAATGATGTTGGTGATTTCGGATTTGTACGACCAACGCAATGACCGCGTCAAGGCATTGCCAACGGCGTCGGAATATTTGTGGAATCCTTATCGAATATTCACATTCTAATGATTGACCACGCTGGACAATTAGACCGACGAATTGAGTTCCAAAGACAATCCGCCGACGTGGATATTTTTGGGCAAGATGTTGGCGTCTTTTCAACGGCGTTTTCCCGATGGGCAAAGGTCGAAGAAAAGAGCGGAACGGAAGGTGAAGAAGGCAACCAGATGGTCGCCACAAAGCGTGTTCATTTTTTCATCCGCTATGATTCAGCAATCAATGAAACGTGGCGCATTGTCTACAATTCTAAAACCTACACAATCGACGCGATTTTAAACGCCGACGCGCGCGAATCGTTCATGAAGATTGTGACAACATTGAAGGACTGATGGGATTCAATACGTTTCAAAGAATCAAAGGTTCAAACCAAGGTCGTGGCGGCGGCGGTGCGTTCATCGGTTTTGATGAAAAGGACATCAAAAAGGAATTCGAACGCGCATTCCAAGAATTGGAAAATCTACACGATGGCGTCACAACGGCGCAAATTCGACGCATTGCGCGGGCATCATTGAAACCAATGTTGAAAGCGTATCGCGACGGAATCACCGATTTCCCATCGTCATCAACATCGGAAAAGGGACGCAAGAATCCACGCGACAAATTTGTCGTGTATCGAAACGGCGGCGTTTACGCTGAAATCACGAAAGGACAATTGCGGAAATCAATGGGGATAATCACCACGCGCGTGAACAAGGGGGCAACGTTCGCATCGTTGCAAGTTGGACCGCGTGTCAAGCGTACTTTCAAAGACCCAGAAAAGGGCGGTTGGTTTGCCCATTTCATTGAATACGGGTATTTGAATAACGGAAAGTACAAAGGCGCAAACGTTGGATTCGCAAGAAAGGCACGGATGCAAAATTCCGCGGGTGTTGGACATGAGTTCAAACGACGGATGCGTTCGTTCTTAAACAAACAAACAAAAGCCGCACGGATATGATTGGGAAAGTCATCAAATCAAAATTCACCAGCGATTCAGCGTTGAACACGTTGTTTGGTGGACGCGTTTTTCCCGTTGTCGGCGAACAAACAAAGGCCACGCCGTTCGCGGTTTATGAGGTTGTGAGCATTTCCACGACGATGTCAAAGGAAAGCGATTCACACATTGACGAAATTGACGTCCGCATCACTATGGTTTCGACCAAGTATTCGGACACACAAAACGCCGTTGAATACATTCGAAGTGCATTCGTAAGGATGGACGAAACGATTCAAGGCGTGAAAGTAAAATCGTGTATGTTCGATGGACAACGCGATTTGTTCAGCGATGACGAACGGACGTTCGGGTCACAATGTGATTTGAAATTCCGAGTGTCACGCGATTGATTTAGTAAATTGTAAAAAATAAAAGGTAGAAATTATGCCAGCAACAAGCATCATGAATTCAACGGACGTTGTGATTCAAATTAGTGAGGACGGCGGAACAACATACGACATCATAGGTCGTGCAACATCCGCGTCATTGAGTGTTTCAATGGAAACGCGTTCAACCACGACGAAAGATTCGGCGGGTTGGGACGAAAATTTAGAAGGTTTAAAATCTTGGTCATTGAGTGGCGACGGGTTAGTCACATATTCAATTTCTGGTGATTACGATACACCAGACGATTTGTTCACTCTATTATCAAACCGCACATTGGTGAAAGTGAAATTCGGTTCAGCAACAAGCGGCGAGATTGATTACACGGGCGACGCGTATTTGGTCAGCTACGAACAAGAAGCGGGCGTTGAAGAAAATGTGACCTATTCATTTGGGTTCACGGGAACGGGCGTATTGACACAAGCGTCAGTAGCATAACAACAATGGGAACGTCCGTCGGGCGTTCCCATTTTTAACAACAACAAAACAAAAAGAACATGACACACATCATTGAAATTGGTGAAAGAAAACACCCGATTCGATTTGGATTCAACGCGTTGCGTGAATTCTCAAGAATGACGGGAACAACATTGGCGCAATTGGAATCCCTTGGTGACGACATGACGTTGGACCAAGCCATCACGCTAATGTTTTGCGGATTTAAAGACGGGGCGCGAAAAGAAAAAACGCCGTTCCGATATGATGTTGCGGATGTTGCGGATTGGATTGATGAAGATGAAATGTTGATTGAAAAAGCATTCGACGTTTTTGAACAACAATTCGCAAACAAGACGGAAAAAAAGTAGTTGACCGAACGGGACAACAATCAACGGACGTTGCCACATGGGACACATTGGAATCGTTCGCGTTCGGTCAAGTGGGTTTGATGCCGTCCCAATTTTATGACCTTTTGCCCCGTGAATGGGCGAATCTGGTCGAGGGTTGGAACGAACGTCAAAGCAGAAAAGAACAAACGGAATGGGAACGCACGCGTTGGATGACAACGATTTTGTTGAACCCACACACAAAAAAGAGAATCAAAGCAAAGGATTTGATTGTGTTTCCGTGGGAAAAAGAAGCGAAGAAGGACCGCAAGGTTTGGACGCGTGGGGAAATTTTAGACGTAATCAACCAACGAAAAGAACGAGCGAAGGCAAATGGCGGGCATAAGTAGTTTAAATTTTAGATTGACGGCGAACATCAAGCCGTTCCGCACGAACCTTAACAAGGCCGAACGCGCCATGGACCGCATGGGTCGCAAGATGCAACAGACGGGCAAGAATTTGTCCATGAAGTTGACCGCGCCCATCACGGCATTGGGTGCAATGTCGTTCAGTGTGTTCAAAGGATTCGAAGCGGAAATGGCGAAGGTCAAAGCCGTATCGGGTGCGACCGCTGAAGAATTCAAAATGTTGTCGGACAACGCCAAAGAATTGGGACGTTCGACCATCTTTTCAGCGCGTGAAGTTGCGGGACTACAAACGGAATTTGCGAAACTTGGTTTCACCGCGAAACAAATCGAAGGTGTAACCGAAGCCACATTGAATTTGGCGCAAGCGTCGGGAAGCGATTTGGCACGGGCGGCCGAAGTTGCGGGCGCAACATTGCGCGGGTTTGGTTTTGATGTTAGCGAAACGGGACGCGTCACGGATGTGATGGCCAAATCTTTTTCCACGTCATCAATGGACATGGAATCGTTCGCCGAAGGAATGAAAATGGTCGCACCGATTGCGAAATCCGCGGGGATGTCATTGGAAGAAACAACCGCCATGATGTCGTTGTTGGCGAATGCGGGTGTCAAAGGTTCAATGGCGGGTACACAATTGCGTCGAATCATTTCGGAATTAGCCACAACGGGAAAACCAACAACCGAAGCCATCCGCGATTTGGCGGCAAGCGGTTTGACGTTAGTTGATGCAAAAGATGAGGTCGGACGCGCCGCACAAGGTGCATTGACAATTTTGGCCGAAGGCGTTGACCAGATTGACCCATTGACCAAATCATTTGAGGAATCCGCGGGCGCGGCCAAATCGATGGCGGACGTCATGAACCTAACGGCCGAAGGCGCGACCAAAGCGTTGGGTTCAGCGGTTGAAGGCGTGGCGATTGAGTTCGGCGCATTGATTGCCGTTGCATTGGTTCCATTGATTAAGAAATTAACATCGTTGGCGGCGTTCATCAATGAATTGTCCCCAGCAATGAAAAAATTGATTGCCGTCATTGCGGGAATTGCGGCGGTCGCTGGTCCCGCAATATTCCTATTTGGTGGCCTTGCACGAAGTTTGGTGGTATTAAGAAACGCCACGATTTTGCAGACAATCGCGACGGGTGCGTTGTCAGTTGCCACCAATGTTTTGTTGTCACCAATCACATTGATTGTGGGATTGATTGCGGCATTGGCGGCGGGTGTGATTTACGTCGCCTACAATTTTAAAGCATTCAGCGCAACGGCAAAAAATGCCATTGCAAGTTTGGTGAACGCCGTGATTCCAAAGGTGAATGGGTTAATTAGCGCATTCAACGAAGCGGCTGAATTCTTTGGTCGCGACAAAATCATGATTGAGCCGTTCAAGAAAATGGAACAAACGGCGGTTCCCGCGTTCAAATCTATTGGTCAAGTTGTCACCGAAATCAAACAAGATTTAGGATTGTTCAAAGAAGAAACCGAAGAAACGACGGAATCTTTGGGGACCTTAGAAGAACAAGTCGAAGATTTAAACAAAGACCTCAACAAAGGAACAACGGAATTGACCGAGTATCAAAAGGCAATGCAACGCGTCAACGCGATTTCCGACCAACGCGCGAAGATGAAAGCGGCATTTAATGTGACTCTTGACCCAAGCGGATTGGAAGATTTTGAATCGACCATGCCAACCGAAGCCGATAAACACGTCGAACAATTCGAAAAGGTTCGTGAAGGTTACGCGGCAACAAAATTGGCGGCGATGGATTTGGCGGATGCAATATCAAAATTGATGCGCGACATGGCTATTTCCACAATCGTTGGAATGTCGGAAATCGTTGGGGCGATTGCAGTCGGTGAGGCTGGTTTCAATGATTTGGCAAATTTCGTCATTGGTCAATTCGCGTCCATGTTGCAACAATTAGGAAAATTATTCATCGAATATGGTGTCGGATTGTTGGCGTTCCAATCCGCAACACTTACAATGAACCCAGCCTTGGCAATCGCGGCGGGTGCGGCGTTGGTCGCCATCGGTTCGGGAATCAAAGCGCACATGAACGCAATGGCCGAAGGCGGAATCCCCGCGTTGGCCGAAGGTGGAATCGTAACGGGACCGACATTGGCGTTGATTGGTGAAGGTAGAGAATCCGAAGCGGTCATCCCATTGTCAAAACTTAACACCATGATGCAAGGCGGTGGCAACGGCGCGGTTGAGGTTTACGGACGATTAAGCGGTCAAGACATTCTATTGTCGACAGAAAAAGCAACACGAACACGTTCAAGATATAGAGGTTTCTAAATATGGGATTACGTCTTTTTTCCGAATTCAAATCGAGCAACGGCAAACAATACAAAATTGAGATTCACCAAACGGGATTCGTCGGAACGACCACGTCGTTCAATGTTGCGGAAGATGGTTTCAAATTGGAATATTCTGGGGAAACCGACGACATCGTTTCACCAATCATCGGGTCGAAATGTGTCGTTAGTGCTTACAATAATATCGGCGCGTTCGACACGTTCATGAACAAAGTTTTGGTTCGTCAAGACGACGAATTTTTCATGAAAATATTGTTGCACGATGGCGTTGATTACAACGACACATTTTGGTCGGGAATCATCATGCAAGATTTGATGACCGACAACGACGTTTCCAAACCGCGCATTGTGGAAATCACGGCGACGGATGGAATCGGTTTTTTGGCAAATAAAGAATACACGTCAACGGGATTCACAACGATTCAAAACATTGTATCAAAAGCCACGCAATCCATCGGATTGTCGGAAATATATTCGTCAACAGAACATTTTTTGGGAACGATTGTGAACGTTTGGGACACCAACATGACGTTCGCAAAGACAACGACCGACGTGTCCACATTGATTCGTTTTGATTCCCGCGTCTATCAAGATAAGGAAGAAGATGGAACAATCATTTATCCCAAATACCTTGACATCTTACGGGAATTATGTGTGGCGTTTGGCGCACGTTTTTACCAACGGGACGGAATCTTTTATTTTGAACAATACTTGGAACGTGAGGCGTCGTCACGATACGTCACGACGTATCAATACGACGGGACGAAGGTTTCCACGGCGAGCGTTTCCGACGATGTGACATTGGACCAGACGACCGCGGGCGGCGCACGGATGGCGGGAAATACGTTCACCTTTTTGCCCGCATTGCAAAAGGTTTCCGTATCGTTCAACCAATCGCGGGCGTCGAATCTATTGGCCAACAACATCCATTTCACAGATTCTACAACACGCCAGAACATCGGGTTTGTTCCCAACACCGACAACGCACGATTGCAGTTGGAAACGCGGTTGGAATATCAATTGACGTTGAACACCACGCCACCATCGGTGGCATTCGATTGGTGGCAACCCGTTTGGAAAATGGAAGTGCGCATCGAGGACGCCAACAACATTGGGACGTTCTATTATCTTAAAAGAGAATATGCCCCAACGGGATTGGCGGGCGCGCCAATATACGGACCGACAACATGGGAAACGTCGGCGTCACCGCTTTACTATTATATCGACGGCGGATTGGGATTGAATGAGGCGACGGGATTGTTTTTGTCGGGTTCGGCAAACATCGCCACGCCACCATTGCCCGTGTCTGGTGATGTGGAAATTGACATTGATTGGGTGAACGTTTACGACGACCAACAAGCCGTTCAATCTATTCCGTCATATTTCGACGAAACACGAATTTCCATCATGTCCAAAGTCGTGTATTTAAACGACACGGGCGCATTGTCCGAAGTTGAGGTGTTCAGCGCAACGAACACAGATTCACGAATCAATTCAAATCTCAATCTTGATTTAGGTCAATTGAGGATTAGCGACGCGGCGGGAATGCAAGGGTCATTTTTCGTTTACAATGGTTCCAATTGGGTGCGTTCGACATTATGGCGTCGCGACGACACGGGAACATTCATTGGGTTGTTTAAAATGTTGACGTCGGAAATCTTATCATTGCATCGTTCGCCCGTTGAACGATACGACGGGACCATCATCGCGTCGGAAAGTTTTGGGATGAAATACATTTTCGATTCATCCAATTGGCTAATGATGCGCGGGACATACAACGCCAACATCGACCAATGGAACGGCGAATGGTTCAAATTCAATAAGCAAACGACAAACATCACCATCGACACGCCCGTGGGAAGCGGTGGCGGTGGCACGGCAACGGCGCGAATAAGTAGCCAGCAAGGAACGGACGAAACCATTCGCGTGGTTCAAATGAATGCGACGGATGCGGATGTCACCAACAACACAACCATTGGCGGAACGTTGGGCGTCACGGGCGCATCAACATTGAATGAAACGTCGGTTGGTAATTTTACCACGACGGGAAGTGTGACGACATCCATCAATGATGTGGACGCGTCGGCGGGCGGTTCGGAAAATCAATCGTTGGCGAACCACACGAATTTCATCAATTATTCGGGCGCAGAAAATGGAACCTACACCATCAATTTGCCGTCGGCGGTCGATGGGGCATTGTTGCGATTCAAAACAGATTCCACCATTTCCGCAACCAAAAAGGTTCATCTATCACCGCAGACGGGCGAAACGATTGACGGGTCAACGGAACCTTATCAAATGGACCGCAGTTTTGACGGAATCACATTGATGGGACACACCTTTGGCGGTTCAACAAATTGGTTCGTCATCCAGAAAAAAGAGAAATAAAATGATGCAAATGATTTCATATTTTACAACACAAAAGTCAACGGCATGACGAACGAACAATATTTGAATTACCTTAGTTATTTTGTAGGCGGTGGCGTCACTTTCGTCAAAGACGGGTTAGTTACGGCGAACAACTTTCTTCAGCAATCGCTAACACACCCCGCGCAAGGTTCAGCCGAATTTAACGGCACGAGCGATTATGTGCAATTACCTACATCGTTTAGCCATACGAACCACACGATAGCGGCGTGGGTTTACGTTGAGGCGTTAAGTACAAATGCCGTTGTATTTGATTCAAGAGACGGCGCTGGAGATGGGATTTTAATTTTTTGCAACACGGCAGAACAAGTAAGATACTTTGTCAATTCAAGCGCATTAACAAGTACAAACACTTTTGAAGATAAATGGGTTTATGCCGTGGGTACTTACGACGGCACTACACAAAAACTATATATTGACGGAAGTTTAGACCAAACCGCAACAACAAGCCAAACGATAAGCACGACAACAAACGCAAGGATAGGTTCTCAAATTGCTACGCCAGATTTTTTCTTTAACGGCAACCTCGCCAACGTATCTATTTGGAATCGCGCACTAACAAGCGATGAAATCAATTCGGTGATGTGGAAGGATTACAACGCATTGTCAGCAACTGAAAAAAGCGGTCTACAAGCGTGGTATGGTTTGGACGATATAGACGGAACAAGTGTACCCGATTCAAGCGGTAACGGAAACGACGGGACGGCTAACTAATAAATTTATAAGATGGCAGTAACCACAACAAATACAAACAAACCTATAAACCCACGAGGAGACGATAAAAGCCCGTTGGCTTTCAATAGGGCAAAAATATATAGCGGCAAGGCGTTAGATTTTGACGGGGTGAATGATTCTATAGACGTTGCCTCTACAATAGGTATTGAAAATACGTCTTTTTCTATAATTACAAATGTTCTCGTTGATTCAGCAAGTGGTAGTTTTAGACTTTTTCAAAATAGAGGCACGGGTAGTGCGGGTAACGTTGCGGGTATTCAATTATCGGGGATTCCTCAAGCGGGTAAATATAATTGGTCTAACACTTATGTGGACGACGGCGCGGGTAATTTCTTAAATCTCGACGGTAATTTAACGGAATTTGATTTAGACAAATGGTATAATTTATCTCTTACTTGGGATACATTAACGGGTACAATGAAATTCTATCTTAATGGAGTTTTAGTTGATACAAAGGTAAATACGGATTTAATAGGGGCGGATTTAGACGGTCCCGAAAATTGGATTGTAGGAGGCGCGTCGAGTACCCAATTTTTAAACGGGCAAGTATCTAACCTTAAAGCATTCAACACCGCATTAACCGCCGCGCAAGTTTTAGAACTATACAACAACCCCGAAAAGATAGTCCCAACGGGCGTAAGTAACGACGCTTTGAAGTTATGGCTACCAATGCAAGAAGGTGCGGGGACTACGGCGTACGATGGTAGCGGCAACGGCAACCACGGGACGATAAGCGGTGCCACTTGGACGCACGGCATTGGCGCACCCGTAGCACAAACGGCGGTTATTGATTGGAATAAGGGGACGAACTTAATAACACAAACCGAAGCAATAGCAGATAATTGGGGTTTGTCGGGTGGCACTT